GATTTACTTCAAACTTATCGCCGGTAGTTTTATGTTGGTATACACTTGTACCAGAACCACCAAATCCAGTGCGCACATGATTTACGCTATATGTTGAATGAAAGTGTTCGGCGTCCTTTTCATGTTTCGGAGTCGGAGCCGAAGTGGAATGATCACCCTTATGTCCGGCAACATAGTGCTTTGCAAACTCGGCAGATGCGGCATCGTGTTCAACGCGATTGTTCTTATCAAGGTTGTAACCCTCGGCGATTTCGTTGTACTGTTGAACTAGTGATTGTAGAAGTTTTGTTTCCATGTTAGATTTTTCTGAGAATTGAAACTACGTATTCATCTACTGGTACCTCGATCTTATCCGCTTCAGGAAGATAGTTGAGATAAACAAGAAATGTCTTTAGAACGGGCCATAACTCCTTTTCGATCTTGTAAAAGATCATCCGGTTTGCGGCTTCGATTCCGAAGACATTATAGAGAACAATGATGTGGTTGAGAACGAGTCTTTCCTGAACGATACCCGACTGCTGATATTTTCTCAACAGTCTCTTGATATACTTGAACCTTGATAGGTCATCATAAAACTCATCAACGTCGAGACATTGTGGGTTGTCATAATTCTTTGCCGCGAACAACAAAAAATTCTCTTCATTTAGTTCTTCAAATACTTTCATCGTGGTTATTTATCACGATAAAAGGCGTGTTTTAAAGATCAAGATGTTTTGCCAGTTTTGAGACCAACTGAGATTTCTTTTCCTTACCTGTTAGAATGACTCCTGCATTTTGTGCCATAACCTGAAGTTCAAGTTTGGACATTTTTGTGAGGTCGGCTTTTGATACAGATTTGACACTGGGTGCTGGAGCTTCGGGTACTGGATCCAACGCTTCGTCAAGAACTACTGGAGCATCGTCACACTTGAATTCTTCGTCGTATGTAAAATCCGATGTCTGTTTGCACCCACATTTGTTAGGGCAATCTGAATCCCCTGGGGTGCAAACTTTCACCGGTTCATTCTTTTCATCCAGCTTGTAATAATAGGATGCTGGTTCATCCTTGAAAAGATTAGTAATACCTTTCCAACAATCTTTAATTGATTCAATCACGTTTTTCATATCTTTTATTTTGTGGTTACGGGAGCAGTAATAACTGGAACCTTTGGAAGAGCAGCAGATGAATTGGCTGGAGCTGGTTTATCGGCCGGGGTTACCTTATCGCCGCCGTCCTGAGCTGCGCCTGGAACTCCATCTTTAATTTCGGTTTCATCATCAGCATCATCTTTCATCTTCTGTGTTGCAGGATCCATGACTTCCGGACCCGCTTCTGCATCAGCCGCGGTACCTTCCTCAACTGATTTCTTTCCGTAGTGTTTTGCTGCTGCATCGCTTGCCTCTCTGTCTTGATCCGCCGAAACAAGATGAAGCATATGATGGTTGTACATACTCCGATGGAATTCATGATGGATATTAGCTGCGCCTCGAACCATCGGATCGTGGTGTTGGTGAGCGTACACGCGGTAGTGTTCTGCTGCTAGATGGTGAGCATGCTGAGCATCCTCATGATGCGTGTCCGACCCGGACGAATGAGCCAGGGCGGTTAACTCATTTGCTTTGTTCGTGAGGTTATGTGCATGAGGATCTCCTGCAACATTTTCATTAACCATTTCGGTATCTGAAAAATTAGTGGATTCATTAAAACTATGCCAGTGATTCATATCATGCGAATCTTGCGGAAATCCATGATGAGGAATACCGTGTTTATTTCGAAGAGAACGCATCTTAGAAAGTTTATTATCGATTACCTTGCGTGAAGGGTTTTGTGCATAAGACACTGCATTATGAAGTCTGCTATGAGCCATCATATCAGCTTTATGTTCGGCTCCGTGTTTCTTTTCAACGTGCTTTTCAATAGCTTTCTTTTTACTGTGTGCACGGTCGTCATCGGCCATATAACCACCAGAAGCAGCATCAGCATGACGGCCATGAAGGTGCCAAATGGAATGTGTGTTGGCAGCTTCATTAATAGATTCATTCTCATTGACCATTGCAGCGTATGTTGCAGCAACGGAAGCAATGGTTTGTTCACCCGTCATTTTTGGCTTCTCATCTTCGTTTTCATCTTCGCCCTTGTTATCGGCGTCATGGTCGCTTGGACCACCCATGTTGTCTGCATCGGGTTCTGGATGTTCTTCTTCGGAATCTTCTTCCTTTTCTTCGCCGCGAAGTTTCTTGAGGTCTTCACCATCAATTTTACCGTTCTTATTCACATCAAGCTTGTGTTGATTTCCGACAAGCTTTTCGGCCATTTCTGCACGTTTGTCGCCTGGTGCTTCGGAAGCAGAAATTCTCTGCATTTCTTCTGCATCCTTTTCTTTTTCATCGTGATTGTCCATCTTGATCTCTTCTGCATCCTCTTCCTTGACTTCGGAAGGAACCTCATCGGATGCTTGCTTTAATGCATTTTCTGTATCCATGTCCTGAATCTTTTTGGACTTGTTGTCGTCTTCTTTATTGGTTTCTTCTTTAACAGTGATACCGTATCTCTTACCATCAAATTTAACAATGGACTTATTGGCCTTACGGGCTTCGGTTACGGCTTGAACAAATGCTGGTACACTTTCTTCGGTAATGGAAGCTGGTACCCACTTTGGACGGGCAACTGCTTGTGGAGGATTTACCATCTTGCGATAGGCATCGGCGATAATCTGAGTGATTGTTGACATATTTTTAACTATTGATTGTTGGAGAGTCTATTAGCAATTCCATTTGCGTAGGGCAAGAGCCTTACGTGTGGGTCTACCTTTTTTATCCTTCATGGGACCTTTGACGCCGCTCATTCTGGCGCAAAAACTCTTACGGCGACCTGCAGCTTTGCTACCCGGTTTTAGCTTGCTCGGCTTTGTTGTGACGGGCGCCTTTAGATTGCTGCCAGTCTCTCTATTGTATGCGTCACGACCTTTTTGAGTGAGACCACCAGTAGAACTTTTATGGCCTTTGGCGTCGATTGCAGCCTCGAAGAGTTCGGTATCATCTACCGATTCAAAATCTTCCCAGATGACTTCAGGATCTACGTTGTTCTTTTCGGCAAGGTCCATTACCATTTCCTCAATGGTATCAAATTGTTCATCAAGAACAATCATCTGTTTGTAGGATTCTGCGACGGATAAAATGGTGTTTGGAAGTTGAGCCATGGGAAACTATATTTATATTTTATTTGCGAGCAAACCACATACCGATGACGGTTGCACCGATTGCCGACATTCCGATCCAGAAGAATCGGTTAATAAAGGATAGACCTGATGCCGTCTCGCTGGTGTTTCTTTCTACCTGGAGTAGGCGTTCCTCAAATTTGAGCATTTTCTCCATAAGGAACTTCTTGTCATTTTCGAGTTGAATCAGTTTTTCTTCGGCACGGGCCAATGAAATAATTGCCTCGGCAAGCTTGTCGATCTTCGACTCAATCCGATCAAGTCGTTGTTGGGTTTCTACTGTTTTAGTCATTATGATTTATTGGCAACGTTATATTTGACTTTTCTGAAGATGCTTTCATCTGAACTAATGGCTCCAATAAGGTTCTGGAGCAATTCAAAGAGAACGTCTTTTTCAGCAGTTGTTGTAACCGGAATTTTGTTATCCAGTTTCTTAATCGCACGTGTAACAGTATTTAGTTTAAGGCGGTCAAGGAGACCAAGACGGACAAGCATCTGCATATGGGCAAGTTCCTTTGCATCGTTATTAGAAGCAACATCCTCATTTACCTGCTCGGTGGCATATTCCTTCTCTGCTTCCGGTTGGTCGTCGTAGAGGTCCTGAGTGTACTCAACATATGAATGAACGTCATCCATTTGATCACGCGCACTTGTAATTTTTGCTTGGATCCAGGCTTCCAGTTCATCCTCATCATCCATTGAATCGGCAAGGTCCTTGGCCATATCGGCAATCTTAAGGAGCTGTCCCTTGGCCATAATGATTTCCTCTTGATCGTCGTCATGCTCGGCTTCCTCATTTACTGAACCTTCGCCAGCCTTCAGCTTGCTTACCATATCTAAATGGAATTTCTGAGCAGCAGTATCACCACGTTTACCGGCATTCACTGCCATCTGTGAATGTTTTGTGATTTTAAGGTTTAGTTTCTCATCGGCTGCTTCGGCTGCCATTTCCACGGCTTCCTTGAGCCCCTGTTTCACAAGGCGATGTGCCATAAACTTGTGAAGTGTTGACGAACGATTATGGCTTTTTGCCATAGCCTCAAGTGGCTTCAATTCGCTTGCTTCACCACCCGATTTAATATGGGCCGCAATCTTCTTTTCATACGCCGATGCAGCTTTTGCGTGTGCATCGGAAGCGCGGACGTGCGTTGAGATTGACGGGTTCAGTTTGGCTTTCTGAGAGAACTTAGCAGCCTTGACTCCGTGTGCCGATTCATCAAGACTTTCCTCGGTGCCTTCTTTAACACCTTCTTTTGGTACGCAGTTTGGAACCTTTCTGCCATTCTTCATCTTCATTCCGATTGCTTCATAACCCTTCCAGCACGCATTTTCAAGGTCCTCTTCCATACGAGTGACGGGCTTCTTTGCATTTTCTGCATCCCGGTTTTTGGCAACTTCAAACTTAGCATCCATGTGTTTATGGAACGCATCATTGTCACCGGCAGCCTTTGCTGCTTGAGCTGCTGCGTGATGCTTGGCCATATCTTCGGCTGAACCTTCTTTTACAAGATTCTTGTAGAGCCCACCCGGACCAGCTAAACTCTTTTTCTTGGCTGGCTTCTTCCATTTAGAATCAAATTCTGATTTGGACATTGCACCTGCATTGACGCGTGCCATGTCTGAGCTCTTTTTCTTTGAGGCTTCTTCTAAGTTAGATTCGCGGATTTGTTTGATGCTTTTCATGATTGTTTACGGAATTTGCTTAATGGAATACCTTGACTCGATGGTATTCTAATTTTTGGTTGATAGATTGGAAATGCTTTTTCTTCTAATTTCTGGTCTTCCTGAATGATGACCTTTTTCTCGACAAGCTCCACGGCATTCAGCCATTTACGGACCTTCTTGCCATCCGTGAGTTCGACAATAAGATAATTGGATCCACAGTGAGTAATCTTGCCAACCTCTTCGGATTCCTTAATGACAACATCGTCGCCAATTTCAAAGAGTTCTCCAGACACATATGCTTCTCTACGGTCGCCAACGGATTCCAGCTGGATGTGTTTACGGAAGTTGCGTGATTCCTTGAGGCCAAGCCCATTACGGACGGCATTAAAATAATCTTCGCATTCCGCAAAGTCGGCTGGAAGCCCCTTTGAAAAGGTCTCAAGGTCATTTGCAATCGCAGCAGCACGTAATTTTGATTCCGAAAGGATATTGTTGCATTCTGTTGCCGCAACAACCTTGACGCCACCTTTAAAGGTAAATGCAAAACCATTATAGCTATCGAGGAGTGCTTGGTACTCAACCACTCTGTCGGCAGGAGCAACCATGGTGGCACCAGTAAATCCTTGTTCAAACAGTTTTGTGCAGATGGCAAGAGGACCATCAACATCATCGCTCATAATGTTCCGAGCATATTTCGGAGACATTTTGCGCATCCACTTCACCTTTTCTTCAAGCTTGAGCGGATTGTTCTTTTGGTCATCGACATGAGAAGTATAGATGCGATATGTTTTACCGTTCGCAATCTTTGCTACATTCTCAATGAGGTCTTCACTCTCGATCGTGGGCGGATTAAATTTGCCAAAGGTAAAAACAACTTCCTTTGTCACCGACTCACTTACAAATTGTATAAAGGACTTCATTATTACTTAGAAGGCTTCTTTTTCAGACGGTTCCGCTTTTTTTCACGATCCTTATCCGCTAAACCGTGGAGAGTTTTAATAATCGCTAGCTCGCGGCTTCTTCCAACACTTACGTTATCCGTTTCTTCTTCGAGACCAAAGTGTTTTGCAACATGTCTATCGCCGTGGCGGTAGCGAAGAATATCACCGATCATTGCTCTTTTACCACCAACCTCAGCTGGAGTGTATTTTGAATGAACCCTACCTAGTGTTCCCTGATGAATCTTATGGACTTCATCGGTGGATTTGCTCTTTAGGTTCTCGTGATCTTTCTTGATGTCGGCCTGTCTACGGGTATCAAGAGCATCATTCTCTTCATCCATAGGACGGCGCTTACGCTTCATTGCGTTAAGGTCCTGCTGTTCTGATTCGCCGCCGGTATACTGTACTGGAGTAAAGTCTTTAAAGCTTAACATGATAGTTTCGAGTTTCCCATAGGTAACAATGGAATTACTGTTACCCGTTTATGTAGAATACTATTTATACATTGTCAATGCTTTCGGTTTTATAAATATACCTGCATGAAATACACTACACTTCTTATCCTTGCAGTTATTACTGCTCTCCTCACCGGTTGCGGAACTGTTGATTCGGCGTACCAATCCACAAAGGGTATTGGTTCTGCTGCTATCGGCGGCGTAGGCAATATCGTCGGCAATGGCGCGTCGGATGCTTCCAAGACTCTTGGAGTCGCTTCTGAAGCCACCGGCAAAGTTGTTTCTGGCGCGGGTAGAGTTGTTGGCGGCGGTCTCGATCTTATTGGCGGCGTCGTAAAAGGCACCTCCGACATTATTGCCCCTTCGACACCAGCTCCAAAGCAGTACTAATCGTTTAGGTAAATCTTAACAACATTGACCCCGGGAGCAATCTCGGGGTTATTTGTTTTCGTAAAAGCCGCGGTACAATTCGGTTTCTTCGGCTCCGATATTCTTTCTGAGGAATTCAAGTGCTGGGTCTCGGGTACCGTCAATACGGTTGTGTCCGTTACCGTAACCACCACTGACTCCATACATACCTTTGATTCCGATAAGAGTTCTCTCGAAATCTTTGGGTTCATGGATCTTTTTACTTGCCTTCTTTATGTTCCAGAGGCGAACATCAACAAATGGGCACGTATCTTTTAAGATATTGGGCATCTCGTGGAATAGATTGCGATTAAACGAGCTCTGACAGAGACTGCAATGGGTCATATTGCTATGGATCGACCACGTTCTTTTAAGCACATTGTAATAAAGAGCGCGACCCTCTCCGACTAGATCGTAGGTGCCCGAATTAAACCAGCCTATTGTTTTTTCAAGATAGTCCTTGGAATACCAGTCATCGTCCTCGATAATGACCACGGCATCTCCCGTAATCATTTCCTGATGCTCAAATAGATTCCTTAACTTTAACACCAAACTCTGTTTTCCCTTGGTCTCGGGCGTATGGATATGCTGCTGACCGAGTGTGCAATTGACGGGCATTGTGCTATCGTCCAAGACAATCCATTGATGGTAAGGCACCGTCTGTCGAGCCATAAATCTTTCACAGAGTTTAAATGCTTCTTGACGGTTGCATGTGGGAGTCACGAGAGTAAGTTTCATAAATGGTTATTTATTATAAATAGAACATCCATGTTTGAACTACTTTCACTCCAATCTGTTGCCGATACGTACATCGATATGTTGTCGGAAGCAACGAATCCCAATCAGCTGACTCATATTCATCATCCGGAAGACCGACCGTTAATGCACGGCTCACAGGGATTTGAACATGCACACGCGGCTCTCATGCATGCGCACGAGCATATGAAGGCGAAGAAACATAGTTCCGACCTTACCATGAAGTATGACGGTTCTCCGTCATTGGTCTTCGGACATCATCCAGTCACCAAGAAATTCTTTGTTGCGACCAAGTCGGCTTTCAATAAGAATCCAAAATTAAACTATTCTGATTCCGACATTGAAAAGCATCATGGTCATGCTCCGGGCTTGGTCGGTAAGTTGAAACATGCTCTGAAGCATCTTCCAAAGGTTGCTCCAAAACAAGGCGTCTATCAAGGCGACCTCATGCACACCCGTGAAGATCATAAACTGCATGAAGCAGTCTCATTCACTCCCAACACTATTACCTACACGGCACGCGGAGATGAAGAAAAAAAGGTAAAGAAATCTCATGTCGGTATCGTAGTGCACCAACAGTATCATCCGCATCCGAATAAGCCGGGCGTCGAGCATATGTCGGTGAGCCCGCATCCCGACACCCACAATTTTAAACAGCATCCCGACGTTCATCTCAAGACTGCCGAACACGATACAAGTAAAGTTGAATACGGTAAATCGGATCAAAGTGCGTTCCATAAACATATGGGAGCAGCCAAGGCAATTCACGACAAGCACGGCGCCTCAATGTACAAAGCAACCGCGCGGCACCAGGGCGAGGCAGGACATCTTTCAACGTACATTAATCAGACCGTCCGTACCGGCGAGACGCCAAATGCACAGGGCTTCCAAAAGCATCTTATGGGTCATCATGCCAAACTGGCATCAAAGGTAAAGACTCCGGCTGCAGTTGCAAGACACCACGCAACCGGCGCCGAACATGTCTCCCACGTGTCGAAACACGCTGGACACTACAATAATCTTCTTTCAATGCACAGTCATCTGGCTGCCGCAAAGAATACCCTTGTAAAGAACCTTGAGACCCATGAAGGCGGTCTGGAGCATCATATCGATGGTGCCAAGTCGAAGCCCGAAGGTTTTGTCGTGAATCACAAATTCAAGGGTAAGACTCATCCGACCAAACTGGTGAATCGTGCCGAATTTGCAAAAGCAAACTTTGCCAAAGTAAGAGGATGAAATCATTCCTTGAGTTTTTAGCCGAAGCAGGTGAACACGGAACACTTCATTCATTTGATGTGGACGAAACTCTATTCAAGACAAATGCAAAGGTGCACGTGATGCACGGAAATAAGCACGTTACATCCCTAAGCAATTCGGAATACAATACTCATAAATTGTCTCCTGGTCACCACTACGATTATAGCGAATTTCAAGATTCTAAAAAGTTTCATGATGAATCGCATCCCATCCATAAGATGTTGGCCAAGGTAAAGGCGATTCATAATAACATTAGGAACTCTCCGCAGCATAAGATCATTATCAATACCGCCAGAGGCGATATGAATGATAAGGAAAAGTACCTTGCTAAATTTAAAAAGCACGGTCTACCGATTCATGATATTCACGTAAACCGAGCAGGTAATGACAAGACTCCAGGTAGCGTTGCAGAAAGGAAAGCACGTGTAATCGACCATCATATCGCTCAACATAAATTTAAGAGTGTGCATGTGTACGACGACGACACTAAGAATTTAGATCACTCTTTAGCTTTGGGTAAAAAGCATCCTAATACAAAAATTCACGCATGGCACGTGCAGCACAACGGAAGTATTAAGGCGTATCACGGAGCACAATAATTATGCTATCATTCAAACAATTTGTCACTGAAGCCGCAGCAGCCGATTCGCACCATGTATTGGCATTCGGTCGTATGAATCCTATTACCAACGGACACGAGACTGTGGTGAATAAGGTCCACGAAATTGCAAAGAAGCATAATGCCGGACACACCGTTGTGGTGTCTCACTCGCAGGACGCAAAGAAGAATCCGCTCACAGGCGCACAGAAAGTAAAGCACGCCAAGCACGCTTTCCCGGGTACTAATGTTGTTGCTTCCAGTAAGGAAAGCCCAACGATTCTGCATCACGCGGCTCATCTATCCGACAAAGGTGTAAAGCATCTACACGTGATTGTCGGTTCCGACCGCGCCAAGGAGATGCACGGTTTACTCCACAAGTACAATGGAAAGCCATCGGCTGGTGGACACAAGGGTTACAATTTTAAATCCATTACTGTACATTCTGCCGGACAACGTGATCCGGATGCAGAAGGTGTGAGTGGTATTTCAGCAAGCAAGATGCGCGCTCATGCTGCCGAGGGTAACAAGAAAGCCTTCCATGCAGGAGCACCCTCAAAAATGTCGGCTGATCATAAGGACGCCATGTACCACGATGTCCGTAAGGGAATGGGTATTGGTTAAAGCTGAGTTTTAAATGTTCTGCCGCCAGAGGGGTAAATCGAAACTCTGGCTCCTTTAATATCAAATTGGCTTCTATCGCCTTTATAAATCATTGCAAGTACAGGATCAAATCCGCCAGACGGTATATCGCCATGATAATGAACATGTCCGGTTGCAGTTAATCTAAAAACACCATTGGATAATTGTTCAAGACCCGGGTCGCCTTGTAATAAAACATCTACTTTATTTTCATTAATACCGCCCGTATCATAATTGACGCCGAATACCGACATCATTTTTAGATTTTTATCTTTTATCGGCATATACGCGGATTCACCGTTAGGCATTTGTTCACCGTATAATGCCTTGCATTTTACAGCAAATTGTTTAACCTCTGGATGAGCAGCAATTCTGTCTTCCGTAACTCCGCCCCATTGTTGAAAGTCTCTTGGGGTCGAACCTTTTTTATGTGAAATATGCACAAGAGGTCTACCATTTGAGTCAGCTAAATGGAAATCACTTTTTGGTGTTCCATTTGTTTTAGCGACCTTACAGACTCCTTTAACAATTCTGTTTTTTAATTTAACAGTGATTGGACCGCCATTCGCCGTAACGGCGTTCAATACAGCAGTGGTTAATTTATTAATTGCATCCA